TGACAGTGCAGAATCACGGTGAGGTCTGGCACATAGGGCACATAGAGCCACTGTCCGGCTTTGACCCAACGAAAGAAGAACACGTGAAGAGAGTTAATCACTTCTCAAATTTAAAGGCACAATTTAAAGAGGAAAACCTGTCTGATGGCGCCAAGGTGCCAGACAACCACCAGGCAGGATTGCCGCTTAGATACGACTAAAAAGAAATATAAAACAATTATTGACATGCACTCTACATCTGATAGTTTGCACGTCCACCAAGGAAAGAATTATGAAAAACGAAAATACAGAAACCAAACCAAGCGGCAAGCTGTCGGATGCTTCGGCTTGTTCGATTCTTCATCTTACACTCTACAAGAAATGGTTCGATATGATCCAAAGCGGAGTAAAGAGAGAGGAGTATAGAGAGCGCAAACCATTTTGGGATAAGCGACTATCCAAGCAATACGACAGAATCAAGTTCGTGAACGGATACGGCAACCATCGCCCGTGGATGATTGTGGAACTTGTGGGGCATCATACGGGGTTTGGACGATCTGGATGGGGTGCGCCTGAGTCAGACACGGTGCATGTGCTGAGTCTCGGCAAAATTTTATCATCGAACACCCACCAAAGCCACGGCGAAGCCGTTGACAGCCGCGAAAGTTAAAACAATTATTGACATGCACTCTAATTCTGATAGTTTGCATGTCCACCACACAGAAAACAATGATATTACCACTAAAAAACAAACTCCAAACCGCCGCTGATGTCACCGACGCAGTGTGCGAAACTTGGGGCGTAACACTTGACGAGATCAAGGGATCATCAAGAGAGCAACCGCTTGCATTCGCTCGCCAGGTTGCAATGACACTCTGCAGAGAGGTCGCAGAGATGTCTTTTCCAGAGATCGGGCGACACTTTAACCGGTCACACGCAACAGCTATACATAGCGTCAAGAGCGTGACCAAACACAGCCACACTAACCACAAAGTAAGCGATCTGCTAAAAAGCGTGATCCAGAAAATCTCCACAAAACAACAACAACAACAACAACAACAATGAGTAAACTACTAGCAATCAAAATCGACGTAACCAAGATCGACAAGGAACGACTATTTCAAGGCGCCAAAGGTCAATACCTGGACGCTATCGTATTCGTAAACGATGAAGAGGGTCAATACGGTGACAACGGAATGATCACTCAGAGCGTCTCAAAGGACGAGCGAGAAGCAGGGATTAAAGGTAACATCCTTGGCAACGTCAAGATCCTCGGCACGTTTGAGGACAAAGGACAAGCACCAGCAGGCAACAATCACCAGCAGGCAGGGCATCCAATGCCACAAGGCGCGGCAACAAGCGCGGCAGACGGCGACGACATCCCTTTTTAACAATCACCCACAACGCCGGTCGTCCCTAGCGGGGCGGCTGGCAACTACTTTACACCATGAAAATAACACTAGAAGAAACATTGCTCCACCATGCAAAGACAAGACCGGCAAAGACCGTGTCAATCGAGATAAGAACAGATGAACCACACCCCCGAATGATCCTGGAGGAGCTTTTATTGCCTGCGCTGTCAGCATTGGGGCACAATGAGGCTACACTCGCCAAGTACACATTTGACGACGAATAACAAACAATCAACAATATGAAACTTGAAGACATAAAAACCGGAGGCTTTTACTTCTATACAGAGCGATACTATGAAACCAACGATGCTGATACCTTAATGGAGGTTAGGGGCGTAAATGGCGTAGACATGGCACACCCTATCGCTACGAATTGGAGGGGTGCTTACATCAACGAAACGCCGAACAATTGGGGCGACGACCTGCCCGTTGCGACATGCTACGACAAAAGGTGCTGGCACTCGTGCGACTACACAAGAGAGGATGGAAACCCCGCCTTATGGATGGCTGAGAATTACCCATTGGATAACAACAACCAAATCCACGGCGAAAGCAAATAACAAACAATCAACAACATGAAACGAAACAGAGTATTAGTAATTGGAGACACGCACGCCCCGGCAATGCACAGGGACTATATTCCCTTCCTCAAGAGCATTCAAAAGAAGCATAATTGTAACAAGGTTGTGCATATTGGTGATCTTGTAGATTGGGCATCCATTAGCTACCATCCCAAGGCTCCGTCATTGATGGACTCAGAGAAGGAGTTTAGCAAGGCTCAAAAGCAGGTCGAGCGGCTACATAAGGCGTTCCCAAGGGCAACATGGTGCATTGGCAATCATGACTCACTGACAGAGCGCAAGGCGGCTGATCTAGGTTTGCCGTTGTCAGTTCTAAAGGGCTACAAGGAGCTTTGGGGGCTAGATGGCTGGGATGTTGTCCCGCGCTATGAGTCAGTTACTATCGATGGCGTTATATACCAACATGGCGACAGGGGCAAAGGCGGTCAACTGTGTGCTGCATACCTCAACGCACAGGAGGAACACGCTTCAGTCGTTCAGGGTCATCTACACGCGCAATTTGGCGTATTATACCATGCAAACAAGGCAAACCGAGTGTTCGGGATGCAGGTAGGATGCGGAGTTGATTACAAACTTGAAGCTATGGCATACGGAAAGAAATACAACCGAAAGCCCATTTTGGGATGTGGAGTAGTGCTTAACGGTGTAACAGCTATATGCGAGCCAATGAAGATTGGGACAGTCACTAAGGGCAAATAGACACACACAGAGAGACAATGAGCGACCAGAAAGGAAAGAAGCGCAAAGCATACCGACGCAAGGACTCTGGCGAACCAGAGGCACACAAGGCGCGGAGGAAGTATAGGCGACATGTAGAGATTGGATCAAGGGAGATCAAGAGAGCATGTGAGGAGGCGCTGAAGCGTGCTGGTGTTCCGGTCAACTACACCGAGGAATACGCGTTGAAGCAGACGGTCAAGGAGCTACGCAGGGAGCGTAAAGAGCAAGACAAAGACAACAAATCCCAGCCTCAATAAGGATAATGCTAACAGAAAAAACAAACCTCAGTCTCAATAAGGATCGGCAAGATGATGATTACAAACCATGCTCCCGATTGTAACCGATACAACCTAACAAATGCAACACGCTGGAACACGTATAAAACAAGGGATACCCCCTACGGGAACCCTACGACTAACAGGGAAAGAGAAATGCGACAGTCTCCCGATGCTTTTTTATGCAACTAACTTGCGGTTAGCGCACCGTTATTGAGACTCAACAAATACTAAAATGGCAAGGACACACAGAGAGATTGCAAAGCATCACGGGATTACGATTGATGTCGTGAAGAAGCTGTCTTCAAAGGGCGTGAACGTCTATGACGACAAAACAGTGAAAGCTGAACTGGCTAAAAAACGACACAGGATTAAACCTGGTGCCGAGCTTTCAAAGGGTGCCGCTAACTCGATTGACGAGGGCATGACAGTTGACCAGATCCGAGCGGCTGGAATGAGGGCAACCAACATTGACGACCTAAAGATACTAGACTCGAAAGCGACGCTATTGCAGAAAACGATTAAGGTCGAAAAAGAACAAGGCAAGCTAATACCTCTTGATGAGATCAACGAGCGCGACACTAGGATAGGCGCGGCTGTAGGTGCGGCAGGTGCAAAGATCGTGAATGACTGGGCGCCAGAGCTAACGGGCTTATCAGAACCAGACATGCAGGAGGTAATGGCGAAAAGGTGGGCAGAAATTGCCGCAATGCTAGCCGAGAAACAAAGTGAATTTTGGAAAGGAAAAGAAAGATGAGCGCAGGAAAAGGAGACAAGCTAAGAAAGGGAGCGGACTTGGAAAAGTTCCGCAGCAACTACGACAACATATTCAAAACCAAGAAAGATGAGCGACGCATTCAGACTAGGGATAAGACCACCATCAAAACTAAGCCCACCAGACTGGGCAAGTAAGAACGTCCAGCTTCAAGGCTCGGAAAGGTCTAGCCGATTTGACATCAAGCAGACACCATGGCTACGCGCCCCGATGGAGTGTGGAGCAGACGCACGGACTCGAAACATTGTTTTTATGGCTCCGACTGGTTGCGGTAAGTCGACAATGGCGGAGGGGTATATTCCTTGGGTAGTGTCAGAGAATCCCGGCAGCTTTCTTTACGCATCGCAGACAGACGCGACGGCGAAGTTTTGGGCAGAGACAAGACTAATCCCAGCACTAAAGAGTTGCAAGCACATTGACAAGCTGTGGTCATCTGATAGGCACAAGTCGAGGTCGACAGAAATTCTATTTCCTCACATGCCGCTTGTTGCCAGTGGTGCTAACATCTCCTCATTCCAAGAGAAGTCTTGCCGCTACCTCTACGCGGATGAGGTATGGCAATGGAAGGCGGGGCTGGTTGGTTACTTCATGAAGCGGCATCATGACAGGTGGAACAGGAAGGTATTTTTGGTCTCTCAAGCGGGCTACACAGAGGATGACCTAGATGTAGAATGGAACAAAACAGACAAGGCTTCGTGGTCGTTTAAGTGCCGAGGATGCGGCGACTTTGTTAAATATGACAGGTCTATTGTAGCCTATGACGTTGCCAAGATCGGAGACGGCATAGATTTTCAAGCTACAGCAGATACGGCGAGGGTCGTCTGTCCATTGTGCGGCGAGGTCTACAAGGACACGCCACAGGAACGCCGAGACTTAACCAACAGCGCGGAATACATCGCAGAGAGTGATACAGGCCTAGATGATCACAGAGGCTTTAGGATGCATCGTCTGGGCATCTGGTGGATTCCTTGGAAAAACTACGTTCTAAAACTGCTAGAAGCCAAGCGCAAGCTAGACCTTGGAGACGTTACCGCATACCGCCAAATGCTACAAGCTGACGACTGCACTCCGTGGAGCGACGACCTTGGCATCGAGAGAAACGAAATGAAGGTTTCACACTCAGCAATCAAAGACCGTGACCCGAAAGAGAAGATACCAGACGAGAGTGTGCGATTCTTTACCTGCGACAAAGGCGGCGACCATTTCTGGGGCGCTATCAGGGCATGGAGTGGCGGTAAGTCAAGCGAGCTTCTATGGGAGGGTTACATTCCATCAACAAGCGACGAGGTTCGCATGAGAGAGCTACAGGAGAAATACGGCGTAGAAAATCATCATGTGTTTGTCGACATCGGCTTCGAGTGGTCTAAAACGGCGGAACTGTGTGCAAGGAATGGCTGGTGGGGAATACGTGGTAACGGACAGGTGAGGAGCTATCAGCACCCGATCAAAGGCGGTGCTGTGGAAGAACGGCTATATTCACGGACGAAATACACGGTCGGCGATGACGGTTCACGATGCCGCTATATCGAGATAGCAACCAACCCGATTAAGGACGTGCTGTGGCGTCTGATGAACGGGGGCGGTCTTGAGTGGACTATCGCGCCGGACGTATCCAAGGTTTACAGAAACCACATGAGGGCGGAGGTAAGAAAGGAAGGACCACATGGAAAAAGTAAAAACATAGTTGGTTACTGGGAACAAAAGAGCAGACAAAACCATCTATGGGATTGCGAGGTCTACAACGTTGCAGCCGCTCTTGTCTGGGGAATCTTTGGAGACTAGCACATGAAGCATTGGTTGACATTCGGACAACTGTGCGCGGTGATAGCTTTCGTGACTTCGATATTCAACACGGCGAGATCAATCTATACAGCATTAGCCACAGACAAAGCGGCGGAAGTGCAGATTAGAACAGAGCAGAAAGCGCTTGCATTATCAATTGCCATAGACCCGTCGAAGTCGTTTGAGCTAACGAGCAGCACGGTAAACGGTCAGAGCATGTCTGGAAACAGAACCATTTCAAATCACGACAGGCTGGAGATCCTTTCTCTAGTGGTCAAGATGTATGATAACAACGCAGTAGCAACAACCAGAACACGCCCAATATTCTAATGATCCTCGACGCCAACTCAAATCCTGTTACAAGCACGAACAAACTGATTCACGGGTCCTCTCAGTCTAGATACAGAGGTCCACAGTTTCAGCTTCAAAACAAATCTTTAGACGACCTTATCTCTGAGAGGGATAGGGATGTAGTGGTAGCGCTATCTCAGCGGCTATTCCTAAACATGGGACCGTTCAAGTCTGTAGTCGATCAAAAGGCTTCATATTCGGTCGGTGTTGCATGGTTGCCAACCTACAAGGGCGAGGACAGAGAGCAAGGGAGCGAGGTAGAGTCATGGCTTACAAACTCATTTTTTAAATCGCTAGACCTTCGCGGGCAATCTTGGGACTGGTGGGAGAACCTGGAGTCGGTCAGCTACGAGATTGACGTTAGGGGCGATCACTTCACGCTGTTGACCACGGACGAGACCGGCAACTTTCCAAGGATCAAAAACATTCCAGCTCACGCAGTCCGCACTAAAGACGCAGACAAGAAATACGGCGAGCAATGCACAGTTAATAGTGGACCGCACAAGGGGCGTCGCATCATCTACGGCATCATCTACGACGACAACGACAAGCCGCTCGCATACCGTGTCAGCACAGGACAAGGTCAAGCAGACTACAAGGACATAGACGCCGCTAGTATAATTCACAGCTTTGATCCTACCCTTTCAGACGGTCGGCGCGGTCTCCCTGTAGCATCGCACGCCCTTGAAGATCTAAAACACATTTTACAATCTACAGAATACGAGCGTAGCAGACAATTAATAATGTCAAGCATTGGTCTATTTGTGGAAAACGACACAGGCGGACCAGAACTAGGCGACCCAAGGAACGATATCCTCGGAACACCCGCAACCGCTGACGGTCTGACCACGCAAGAAATTTCGCCACAGGTATGGTATGCCCAAGCAGGCAACGGTAACAAGATTACACAGTTGCGCCATGAGGCAGGGGGCGACTCCTTCTCTAGCTTCCACGACCGCATGATCAGGTCGTTTGTATCTGGCGCTAGGTGGTCTTACTCGCTGACATGGAAACCGACAGGTCAAGGAACGGCAGAGCGCGGCGAGATACTCAGAGCAAGGAAAGCAATTATTTCCAGACAAAAGAGGCTTAATGCATGGGCTACGAGAGTAATTACTTACGCATACTCATTCGCTAACAAGCAAGGGGCATTGCCAGATTTAGAAAACCCTTTCGCGTGGGAATTTACACGCCCGCCGAGACTGTCCGTTGATGATGGCAGGGAGTCAAAAATGATGATGGAAGGATTCAGACTAGGTAAGGAAAACATGTCTGACTTACTGGAAGCCGAAGGTAGAACCTACGACGACCACTTAAACAATCGCGCAATGGAAGCTGTAAAGCGTAAACTCAAGATTGCACAGATCCAAGATGAGTTTGGCGTTCAGATCGACGAGCGAGAATTGGTCATGTTCACGCCTAACGATCAAGCACAGGCTTCATTGCCTCAAGGGGCAGAAGCACCAGAGCATGACAATGACGACTCAATTAAGTTTGAAACTCTAAAAGCTAAATTTGACGCATACGGTGTAGCCGTCCGCGCAGGAGCTATCACACCATCCATAGATGACGAGGTTACATTCAGAGACCAAGGAGGCTTGCCTTCCATGTCTGATGCGGTCAAGGGTGCATGGAGTGAGGATAAAGGATTCAGACGACCTATCACAATCGTGTCGGGAAGCACAGCGCCGCCCACGGCGGCTGTAACAGATCAAGAAGAATAAACAAAATAAACAAATGAACAAGATTCAACATAAATCCCAGTTCTG